TTATTCTAATTCCATAAATTTAAGGAAGTTTTCAGCGGTTTTTTTAGACATTGTTTTTGAGACATGAGTATATACATTCATTGTTGTTTGAATGTCTTTATGGCCCAACCTAGCTTGTACTTCTTTAATGCTTGCGCCAGCTTCAAATAACATTGAGGCATGTGTGTGTCTCAATCCATGAATAGTAATACTATGTAGGTCATAGATCGTTATGAAGTTATTTAATAGTTCATTCGGATACGCTAACCTTATAGGTCGTAAATCGCCTCTTAAGAGAATATGTGAAGGCTTCTTGTTGATTCCGTCCGCAAGCAACAATTCTTTCTGCTTAACCTTCCAACTTGTTAATATCTTTGTTGTATGGCTATCTATGTCAATCGCTCTGTTTGATGCGTACTTTTTCGCTGTTTGAACAATTTCTTTCCCTTTTTCAAAGAACATAGTTTTATTAATATTTATTGTTTGTTCTTTAAGGTCTATATCATCCCATGTCAGAGCGACCAGCTCACCTTTCCTCATGCCCGTATATATTAACAAATAGAACATCATAAAATATTGCATAGACATATGCTTTTTTGCTAATTTTAAGAATTCCTTGACCTCATTTTTTGTCCAGTAATTCCTTTCTTCTTTAGCAGCTAAAAAAGTTTCTTCTTTCTTAGGGATTGTTACATACTCCATTGGATTTTTTAGAATATAGTCCATTTTAACAGCATACTTAAAAACTAAATTTGCCTGAATCTTGATATCATTTACAGAATTTATTTCATTAGCTATTTCATTTATTACTTTTTGACAATATCCTTTTGTAATTTCTTTTATTTTTAGTTTGCCGAATCTTGGTAGTATATGCTTGTCAAACTTCGATAATTTGCTGTATTTCGTGCTCGGCTTTATTGTTTTAGAGTGAATATCCCACCATTCCTTAAATATATCTTCAAACAGTACGGATTGCTTTGAGAGAAGTCCGGAGTCAATTTCCTGCTTAAGCTTTATATAGGCTGCTTGAGCTTCTTTTTTTGTTTTGAATCCCCTACGTGTAGTCATTATTTTCTTTCCGGTTCCTGGATCAATTCCAACAATTAATTTGAACATCCATTTATCGCCTTGCTTGGTTTTATATTTTTGGTAAGATGCCATGAGGACACGCCTTTCATATAGGAATATACGTTCGGTTTAATTGTAAAATATTAAGTGCACAAAAAAATTGTACACTTATATTCCTAATATTTCTTTTTTCTTTTTATTGTACTCGTCTTCAGTTATTGCACCAACATCAAGTAAGTTTTTATATTTCATAATTTCATCTGCGGGGTTAGTTGATGACTGCTGATTAGGAACTTTTTGCTGTTGATTACAAATAATTTGAAATGTAGACATACATTCTTGAGCATGATTTAAAGCATTTCCATATTCAATAGAGTCTTTTTTAGTTTCTCTCTCGATGAAATTAATGTATATGGATGAGGTCTCACTAAAGTTTAATGTCACTTTTACTGTAAGGATAGTACATTTGGCATTAGTCTTCCTACCAGTCACAGCACCAACTACAGCGCCAGCACCACCAAATAAGGCACCACCTACTAAAGCTCTGCCTAAACCACCGTTAGTGACTGTCTTACCATCTTCTATTAATTCAAAATCTATAATGTCACTGTAATTATAAACAGTTTGTTGAATTGACTTAGGAAGTCTCCATTTTTTGTTCTTATCATCAAAATGTACATAATCAGAAATTTTTTTAGTAGGTATAAATTCATCAAAGTTAATTATATTGTGTCCAGCATTTTGTATTCCTTGTTTCACTTCTTCTACTGTAACTTTTTTCAATCGAAAGAATTGCTTGAAGCTAAGTTGTCCTTTACTTAAACAATTAGCACACACAATCTCATTATTCGCTAATATTCGGCGATTGGCAAAGTCAAAGTTAAGATCGATATCACAAATAGCACAATTTGTATTCATTATTTCTCCCCTTGTATTTAATTACTTTATAAGTATTAAACCCTTTTATACCAATATTAATTAATTTATAATCCGAAAAAATCCATCAAATCTCCTATAAAACTAGCAAAAATTTTTAACTAAGTAAGATAGTTCATGTGGTATTCCATAATGTGAGCATATATGATTAATATCATTAAATTCGGAAAAATCACAGTGGTGAAGTAGGAGAGATAAAGAAAATAAATTAGCCTCTCTCTCCAATTTGTCTTTAGAGTATAGTGTTTTTGATTTAAGAAACATGGTATTTACTCGAGGGTGTACAATTGAATGCCCTATCTCGTGGCCACAAACGAAAAGCTTCTTTTCTTCCCTTATGTTTGAATTGAGATAGATAAATTTATTTCTTTTATAATACTTATAAACACCCATAATCTCATTTGGAAAATCCCACTCAATAATGTGAACTTTTAAGTGATTAGCTAGTTCATAAGAATTGTTCGTTTTGTATTTTTGTATTAAACTTTCAGCTTCTTCCCTGATCCAAGAAATTGAAATGACCCCCTACATCCTAATCGTTCTCTTTATCTCTATACTTTTTAGGTATGTATTTCCTGTTAATTAGCTTGGTTTGTTTAACCATATGTTCCATAGACTCCATTAGAGATTCCATAGCTTCCTCGCTCAGCGGTTCACCATAAAAACTTAACCCTTCTTGTGATTCTAAATTTTGACGGATTTTCTCCATTTGTTTCGCTATGTCTTTTTCTTCTTTTTCGGTGAAGTTTTTTTTATCCTCGCCTGTTAGGTAAGAAACAGACACCTCATATTTAGAGGCTAGCTTTTTAAGTGATTCGAGTGAAGGCTCATTTCTACCCTGTTCATAATAGCCGTACCCACTTTCGCTAATCCCTAGGAAGTCTCCCAAATCTTTTTGGGTTAATTTATGCTTTTTCCTAAGTTCTCTAAGTCTTTCAGAGAGTATTGACATAAGATATTCCCTCTCTATCCATAAAATATTCTTTATGTTAATCAGTATACAACTATTTGTTGGGTTTAAAAATATTTAAGCGTAATCACAACAAAAAATTGTTAATTTGTGTTGACAACAACTTTTTGTTGGGTTATTATAAAAACAACAAAAAGTTGTGAGGTGAAGACGTGGAAAGAAGAGAAAAACTTACTTCCATCCGTAAAAGTATGGAATTGACTCAAAAAGATGTTGTGAATATTTTGCTTAATGAACATAATATTTCTATTACAGAAAGTTATTACGGCATGATTGAGCAAGGTGTTCGGACACCAACTTTAAAAATTGCCTTAGCAATCGCAGCACTATTTAACAGTAACCCTAATGATATTTTTTTTAATCAAAAACCCAACAAAATATTGGGAAAAACGTCAGCCTAAGGAGGATTCATCATGAACCTTATCGATAGAGTAATCTGGGCTGAAATTAAGTTTAGAATTCTAGAAGCTGTCATGAACTTAGAAAATGGTGAATCAAACGATTTAGTCATATCAAAGCTGTCGAAGGTTGTTGAAATTCTTGAAAACACAGAACCGAGGTGAATATTGATGAAAACTAAGCGCAAAAAGAAAATTTATCCATCTCAAGAGTATTCAAACCTTAAAGGGCCAATACGGCAAAGGTTATTAACCGAAAGAAAAAAATTAGGATTAAGCCAAAGTCAATTAGGATCAAAAGTCGGTGTTTCTGGTGCCATGATAGCGAGTTTAGAATCAGGCAGGAGCAAACCTGGTTTAGAGGTTTATCTAATGCTACAAGAAGTTTTTAAGGTTTCAGGAGAAGAATTATTCCCCGATTTCTAAAAAACACTTGACTTTAGTTATTGAGAAATTTTCCAATAATCGCACTCTAAATATATTCATATGTAACTTAATATAGCTTCTCTGATGAAAAATCATTGTTATCAACTTAGATATAGCAGGGTGAATATAAAAATGGAAAAAGCCTGATTTGCTAAGATTCTAACAGGAGGTGAAAGCATGTCGCACACTCTTCGGGAAATCGAAGATAAACTACTCAACTTACATTTAGAAACCTTTTTTCGCAAGGCGTATGAACAAGGTATAGCTGACGGAAGAAAACAATTTTCTAGACCTGAGCTTTTGACATTAAGTGATTTACAAGAAATGTTTCAAATTAAATATCCTACAGTTTTAAAAATGACTGCTAACCCTGAGTTTCCACGATCTACTCAAATAAAAGCTAGGTTTCCAAGAGACCAAGTCTATAAATGGATAGAGGAAAATTCTAATTGGGTTAAACAAAACACAAACTATTATTCCAAGGAGGCCATGTAAATGAACAATTTGCAAATTATCAATCAAAACGGTCAGTTATTAGTCGATAGTCGTGAAGTCGCTGATATGACTGGTAAGAGTCACGCACACCTTATGAGAGATATCCAGGTCTACAAAAGAATCCTAGATGAAAATCCAGAATTGGATTCTCAGCATTTCTTCATCCCAAGCACTTACAAAACTAACGGAAACAACAAAACCTACGATTGCTATTTACTTACACGAAAAGGTTGCGACATGGTAGCCAATAAAATGACTGGTGAAAAAGGAGTATTGTTCACAGCAACCTACGTAATTCAATTTGAAAAGATGGAACAGCAACTTAAACAACCTTTCAAACTCCCATCAACATATAAAGAAGCACTCCTTATGCTCATCGAAAAAGAAGAGGAGAGAGAGCAACTACATGCAGAGAATCTTATGTTAGGTCAACGTGTAGCGGAGTACGAACCCAAAATTACTTACTTAGATCAAATTCTTTCGTCTACAGATTCCGTCACGATCACTCAAATTGCTGCTGATTACGGAATGTCAGCTCAGAAGTTCAATAAGATTCTTCATGAATCAGGTATCCAGTACAAGATCAATGGCCAGTGGATTTTATACACCAAGTACAAGTCAGAAGGATATACGAAATCCAAAACCACTGATGTGCTGAGAAGTGATGGAACGACAAAAGTAGTCATGAATACGCAATGGACACAAAAAGGAAGGCTCTTTATCTACAACATTCTAAAAGCAAAAAAGATTTATCCAGTAATGGATATCCAAGTAGATAAACAGCTTAAGTTAGTTAGTGGTAGTAAACGATGAATGGGGCCAACCATTCATCGCTACATACCGCCTCGAAAAGTTTCTTGAATCAGAAACCATCCGGTGAAGCTGCCAGGCGAAAACCGGATGTGTTCCTTCATAAATATATTTTATTCGAAAACTAGAAATCTAGCAGTACATAAATCGGAACATGACAACTAGAAAACCGAACAAATTGTTCTAACTTGGAACAGAAGGAGGATAGAAGATGCATTACGGTTCTTTTCTTAAGAAATTGAGGGTTCTCAAAGGCTATTCGCAAGAGGAAATGGCTGAAAAAATGCTTATGCCACGAACGACAATATCAAAAATTGAAAACAACAAGATGGAATTGAAATTATCTGATGCAGTTAGATGGGGGCAAGTGACGAATGCACCTGAAGCATTAGCAGCTATGTTATGCGGTGTAGATATCGCTTCGTTAACACAAATATTAACGATGTTAGTAGGAGGTTTTAGTAGATGGATATGGTGATTCTAACAATCATGTTTACATTTATCGCATTTTTCTTAGGAGTTATGTTTGGAGATTTTAATAGTAAAAACAAAAATGAGCAGTGAACGGCCAGGCTCACTACTCAACGACTCATATGAAATAACCAACTTAATTGTATCATTCATTCGGTGAGGAAACAAGAACTTTTGTTCCCACCGTGCAGGGTCAAAGTATATCTACCAATCCCACCCCATCCCCTTATTTTGGCTCTGCACGGTGCGAATAAAGCGCCATGATCTTTGAAAGACGAACAGAAAGGAGAGAGCTATATGAGTAAAAAAGAAACAATTGATGCTCTAATCAATAGACTCAAAAAAGATGGCATAAAAATTGACTGGTGTGTCAAATTCACAAATCTAAAGGAGGGTTGATTGATGGAGCATCCTGAGGTTACGCAGTTACGAAGGACAGGCTATCCGAATTTGGTTGCACAGCCAGAACATGCCGGGATTGACTACTTTGGAGACGAAATCCTAGATGGTGATGAAATCGTTGAATATGACGGTGAGATTATCTTGGAGGGCAATCTTCAACGGTATTTATGCGAGGTACTTGGATTTGAGTTCAAAAGTGCATAAAAAAGACTCCTGCAGCAACAGGAGCCAATAACACAACAATATTAACGTTATTTTAGCACAAAGCTTTGATAACGGTAAAGGGAGGATATCAAATGGCAGTTAGCAATGCAATATCAACAAAAGATATGAGCCGTTTTGAGTGGTTACAAGAACGTTCCAAAGGAATTGGCGGTAGTGATGCAAGTATTATCCTTGGACTAAACAAATACAAAACAGCTTTTGAGCTGTGGTTAGAAAAAACAGGTCAAGTTGAACTGACTGAAATTAGTAGCGAAGCAGCATACTGGGGCAATGAAATGGAGGAAGTGGTTGCTAAGGAATTTGAGAAGCGAACTGAGAAAAAGGTACGCCGGCGCAACTACATGTTCTCTCATCCAGATTATCACTTTATCAAAGCTAATATTGACCGCGAAGTCATGAAAGAGTCTGCTCTTCTTGAGTGCAAGACTGCTAGTGCGTATTTAAAAGCTGAATGGGAGGGAGAAGAAATTCCAGCTGAGTATCTCGTACAAGTGCAGCATTATCTAGCTGTAACTGGTAAAGAGAAAGCATATATCGCAGTTCTAATCGGTGGAAATCACTTCACTTGGAAAGAGATCGAGCGAGACGATGAATTAATTCAGATGATTATTGAGGCGGAGGTAAACTTCTGGGAAAAACACGTACTTGGTTTTGTTCCTCCTGAGTTAGATGGTTCAAGTGCAGCTGAACAGTACCTAAAAGAGAAATACAACAAAGCAGAAGAAGGGAAAGAGATTGTTTTACCTTCTATTTATAAGGAAATGCTTCTCAGCTATGAGCAAATAAAGAACGATGAAAAGCTCATTCAAACAGCCAAGAGAGATATTGAGAACAAGATTAAAGCTGAGTTGAAAGATGCAGAGGTAGGGCTTGTAGATACCCATATCATCACTTGGAAAAATGTTGTCTCTAATCGTGTGGATACAAAAGCATTAAAAGAAAAGTTTCCAGACATCTATAAAGAAGTAATCAAACCATCTACATCACGCCGTTTCGGCATTAAGGAGTTGAACTAATTATGGCAACGAATGCAGCATTAAAAAATCAAATTGCAAGTAAACAAGATGCAGCCCCTCAAAAGGTTGCTCCGCAAGCGTTGGGACTTAAAGGGTTATTAAATGCACCAACAATGAAAAAGAAATTCGAGGATGTGCTTGATAAAAAAGCTCCTCAGTTTATGTCATCACTTTTGAACCTCTATAACGGAGATTCTTACCTACAAAAAACTGATCCGATGACAGTAGTTACCTCTGCGATGGTTGCCGCAACTTTAGATTTACCGGTTGATAAAAATCTAGGGTATGCCTGGATAGTTCCATACAGTGGAAAAGCTCAATTTCAGCTTGGTTATAAGGGTTATATCCAGTTAGCCCTCCGTACAGGTCAATATAAAGGAATTAATGTTATCGAGGTAAGAGAAGGGGAGTTAGTTAAGTGGAATCGTCTTACTGAAGAATTGGAGCTTAATCTCGATGGAGCAACAAGTGACAAAGTTATTGGTTATTGTGGCTATTTTAAGTTGATTAATGGGTTTGAGAAAACAGTCTACTGGACTAGAGGAGAAATTGAAGCCCATAAAAAGAAATTCTCTAAGAGTGACTTCGGATGGAAAAAAGATTTTGATGCGATGGCTAAAAAAACTGTCTTAAGAAACATGCTTTCTAAATGGGGTATCTTGTCCGTTGAAATGCAGACGGCGGTCTCTAAAGATGAACAAGTACCAGAAATGAAGGATATCACCGAAGAAGTAGATCAACCAGATATTATCGATGCTGTACCGTCAGAAGAGAAACCTAGTGCAGATATAGATATTGAGTTTGATGTAAATGAATAACCAAACAAACGTAGTCCTGCCTGCTTGGATTTTCGAGCAGGCACAGGACAAAGAACAGTTGAAAATGCTTGTACTAAATTATATGCAGAAGTACCCGGATTATACCGTAAAACGAATAACTAAGCGGTTTGCGGTTTGTGAGATTAACAGGTAATAAGAGGTGTCCTATGACGAAACTACTTTTAGATGAAAGACCACTGATTGTATTGCCAGAGCTTGCTGTTCAGGTGGGATTGAATGAAGCGATTTTATTACAACAAATACATTATTGGATTAATCAAAAGAACAACCTAAGAGATGGGAGGTATTGGGTTTATAACACATTGAAAGAGCTTAATGATCAGTTTCCATTTTGGTCACAGAAGACAATTCAACGAACTATCACTTCTCTAAAAAAGAAAGAAGTATTGTTAACAGCTAACTATAACAAGGCTGGTTTTGACAAAACAGTTTGGTACTCAATTGATTATGAACAGCTAGATTTTCTAGTGTCCAATCGATATGGTCAAAATGACCATACGAGAGAGTCATATTGTCCAAATGGGAATGGTCAAAATGACCACACCAATACCTTAGATTTCACTAAGACTTCTACTAAAAATATTACAACAACAGCAGCAGATAATTCCCGTGTGGTCACTAATGAGGTAAACGCCTTTGATCATTATCAGCAAGAAATTGGGATGTTATCTCCTTATATTAGTGAACTAATAGATGTTTGGTTAACTGATCTTGATAACCAGCATGAAATTATCTGCTTTGCTATAAATATTGCCGTATCAAGAAATGGCCGTAATTGGGCTTTAGTAGAGTCAATTCTTAAAGACTGGATTAATAAAGGAGCTAAAACTTTATCCGACTGCCAATCATTACAAAAAGAATTTGAAAACAGAGGTGATCGTAATGGCAATTCCAGCAAAATCCGTAGAGGACGTGCTCAGCAATCTAAGAGCCAAAATGGAACAGAAAGGGTCGGTCGCATGTGAGCCAGAATACGATTGTCCTGAGTGTAAGGATAAGGGATTTATCCTAAAAAACATTCCTGACCTTGATTTAGATGGGAACCAACGTTCATGGCCGAATGGAGAGCTTAAATTTAATGAAACAATCTTTGACTGTTCCTGCGCTAAGAAAAGACAATCGAGGCATCTGTTGAAGATTAGTGAGCTCACCGATGAATTTAAACGAGTCACATTCAGAGTATTTGTCACTGAGGGCAAACCTCAGCTAATCAGAGAAGCTTATGATTGCGCCATCGATTATTACAAAGACTATGAGTCTATTAAAGACGAGCGACAGAATAGCATTTGTTTACTAGGACAGCCTGGTTCAGGCAAAACACACCTTCTAACTGCGCTGACTAACAATTTGATTCTAAAAAAACAGGTTAGAGTAATGTATTTTCCTTTCGTAGAGGGCTTTAACGATTTGAAAGATGATTTTGCTCTCCTAGAAGAAAAACTCAACAAAATGAAACGTGTAGATGCTCTCTACATAGATGATTTATTTAAAGGTCGGTCGTTCCCTACAGATTTTCAAATTGAACAAATGTTTGCAGTCATAAATTACAGATACTTAAATTTTAAACCTCTTCTCATTTCTTCTGAAAAGACTATTGATGATCTTCTGGATATCGATGAGGGACTTGGTTCTCGAATTAAAGAAATGAGTAAGGGTTACACAGTCGTGATTAAAGGCAATCGAAATGAATTAAATCATAGATTGGCAGGTGAATAGGATGATAAATCTTGTTGGTTTCAACGGCCCAGCGCCACACTCAGTGATTCTGTGGAGAACTGGTGGAGTAAATACAGCTAAAACAGTTTGCTACTCCTCAGATGAGCAAAATGAAGCTCTTAGTAGATTCCATACACAAGGCGATTTCTATAATCAATATGAACAAGCCGTGATTGTGAAGGATGACAATAAAATACTTATACAAAACCATTTGATTTCTATGGGTGCTTAAACATATGACAAGCAAATAGGAGGAATATGAAATGACCATTCAAAATGTGAAACCAGTTTTAAATTGCCCGCAATGTAGCACACCAGGGTACCTACTAGCTCCTGCAGGAAAATTAGTGTTAATGGAATGTGATGACACAAAGTGCGGCCAACAATGGCATACCTTCGCTAAGATTTGCCCGGAATGCAAAAAGCCTAATGGATACTTTGTCGAAGGAACATGTAGGAAATGCTATGCAGAGAAGTACATGTCGTCATGAAGAAACGTAACCCCGTTATTCAGAAAGCTTATGAACAAGGCAGAATTGAAGGCTTTGCGTTAGGTGAGGATATCGGAGAACTAAAAGGTATTGCTAAGACAACATCATTTTTCCGCGAAAAATTTCTTGAGTTAGAAAAAACGCCAGGTATAGGACCGAAAACCTTGGATCGGATTCGCAAGGCAATCGGTGAGAAGTATTTTGAAGCAGGTGAGCGTAATGGTTCTTAAAAACGCAGCGAAACAAAGACAAAAAAGAATCATTGTTTTAGAGGATTTGGATTTTTTATGGGATGAGGGTGAATTAGAAGAAGTTGCTCGCCTATGGAAGATTGGTCTAGACGTTAGAGTTATTGCTGGAAAGTTTAATAGGGATCCAGATGATATATTGTTGGCGCTCATTCATTTAGCAAAAGAGGATAGGATTTTCAGAAGAATTGGAGGTCTTACCCTTGGATTTTAGAAAAGCGACTCTAGGGCAGCTATATTACATATCACGACACACAGAATTAGCCCTAGAAGCTCTTAATGAGATTAATAGGAGGTTGACCTATGCAAGATATAATCATTCGACGTGCAAGGAAATATGAAGCTGAAAAGGCAATTCAGGACCATGTGAAAAGAGGATGCGAAATCATTTTTCCTCTAACTGAGTTCTCAAAACAAGGTAAGACATTTGATCGTGATAGCTACAATCGTCATGTATTTGCTGGACATAATTATTCGTCAGTTTGGATGTCTAAATTAAGAAGGGTGGAAGGTTAATGTTAGATTTAATTGCAATGTATGAGGCGCAAAAGGCATTTAGAAACAGGATTGACTATAAAGGTGATGACCGTTTTGGAGAACTTATTCTGGCTCTTCAAGTGGAGCTAGGGGAATGTGCTAATGAACTTCCCAAGGTATTCAAGTTTTGGGCACATAAAGAGAACAACCTACAAGACGCGTTAATCGAATATGCTGATGGACTTCATTTCACTCTGGATATCGGTCACGAAATATTCTTTGAAGACTTTGACATGATTTTACTTGTTGTCCGGAGCAGATAAGAAGCGGCCAATAGCAACACAGTTCAGATACATTTTCGCTCTCGTATCAAAGTTGGACAAGACGAAGAGTTCAATTACCTTTATCGAACTACTCTCCGAATATATCGGTCTTGGTGAAATGATTGGCTTCTCCCTTGAACAGATTGAAGAAGCATTCTATGTAAAAGATGTCATCAACCACGAGAGGCAAAGTGAGGGGTATTAATGGGAGCAAGAAAATACAACAAGTACGGCAACCATAAACAAGTTGTCGATGGGCATAAGTTTGATAGCAAAGCAGAAGCAATGTATTACGGCCAATTAAAATGGTTGCTGCAAGCTAAACAGATTAAAGGGTTTAAGATGCAACCGAGATACCTTCTCCAAGAGGGCTTTAAGAAGAACGGAAAGACATACAGGAAGATTGAATATGTTGCTGATTTTGAAGTGGAAAAATTAGACGGAACAATCGAGATCATTGATATAAAAGGAACAGTCACCAAAGAATTTTCAATAAAAAGAAAACTGTTCGAGCGTCAATACATGGATTCTATTAAATTACTAAAATATGACCGAGATAGGGGATTCGTGGAGGTAAGTTAATGGCTAGAAGAATCGTAGAAACGAATGCAGTTAGTCTTGATCGAGAAAAGCTCCAGGTTGTTGTCATCTACGAGGAAGGCATATCGAAGCAGCAGATTAGAAATGAAAATCCATAAAGCAAACGGCATGGGGTTATTTTCCCCAGTGCCGGGGCTTATGAGGTAAAAGGGTTAGATTACTGATTTTGTATTATGTTCACTAAAATTCAGGAGGGATATAGATGTTAATGCAAGTGGCAAGGGAATTATTAAGACCCGTTACAGCGAAGTTATATAACCAAGAAATAAAGGGGTATTTTCACGGATTTGTACAAGAAGGCAGCCTGGAGGATGGAATCGGCGCTTTTGCAATTATTGAAAAAGAAGATGGTTCAATAACTCAAGTAGATGCTTATACTGTGAAATTTGAAGATGTTCGGAGGAATGAACATGCGTGAGATAAAGTTTGATAACTCAACTGAAAAGTATCGTCATACTCCAAAAGGAGTTTTAACAAACTTATACGGCAAGATGAAGGAAAGAATTAATAAGAATGGATACGGAGAAATGCCGTTCTCCTTGAAAGAGTTCCATGAGCGATATTTATACGATTTTACCTTTTTACAACTATTCGAGGGTTGGAGAAATGCTGGTTATGAAAAACTCAATAAACCAAGTGTAGATAGAATTAACCCTAACTTCGGATATTCATTTGAAAATATCGAATTTGTTACTTGGGAAAAAAACCGAAAGAAGTCTGATAAAGAAAACTCTAAAGTAACAACATCAATAAATATGTATGACAAGAATACTGGAAAATTGCTCATGAAGTTTGATTCAGTTAAAAAAGCAGTTGAATACACAGGATTGAGCCAAGGTAATATTGTCATGTGTTGCCAAGGAAAAAGAAATTATGTTGGATCCTATGTTTTTAAATACAACGGAATTAAACATAGAAAGCCAAACATTTACGAAAATCAAGAGTTAATAAATGCGGATAAATAAAAAAGAGCCAATGGCTCTTCAAGGGAGAAATCTTCGTTTATGTGTATCCGAGGCTTTAGCCTCCATCATTATTTTTCACGAAATCTAAAATAATATACAAAAATTTCACAAATAAAAATGAAGAGCCCAGGCAGTGGCTCTTCGAAGAAATGATAAAAAAAGAGAAATCCATCGTATCCACTATATAATATGTGAATTTCGGATGAATGATTGGGTGTTTTAATTAACTCCTGGTATTAATTAAGTTTTCTAGGCGTGCGTGAGTAGATGGAAAAATAAAAAGAGCCCATGCGGAGGCTCTTTTGAAGAAAGGAGTAAGTCATTCAAGAGTTCTGCAGATAAACTGTTGAATGGCTGATTATAATCATTATATAGTACGTCAACTTTTATAAAATGTTTGGATGTTTTAATTAACTTTTGAATTATTAAGTTTATTAGGGAGGAATTAAGTTGAAAGAAGTAGCAATTGTTTTTACACATGATGACAACGGTTATTACATTGAAGAAGTTTTTGAATCACTTGAAAAAGCACAAGAGGAATGGGAACTGGATAAAATTTTTGAAGGAATGGAATGGCAAGAATTTCAAGAGGAAATGAATGATCCTTCAACTGCGATAAACTGTCAAGTAGCTGTAATTCATAAAGTTAGTTAAAGAAAAAAAGAGGAGGGATGATTCTAAAGTGATAAACCTTACTATTCTACTTATTATTGTTTTCTTAATTGGTTTCGAATTAGGAAAAAAATTCATCGTAAAGGGATTATCTGAAAGAACTATTCAATTGCATCAAGAGGGAGATCATGAGCAAGCCAGGCTGATTGAGAAAGTTTTAAAGAAACACAAGAGTAAAAACGATAATTAAGGAGGAATGAAGGTGGATATTTTAACAGATAAAAAAGTTAAAACTCGCAAAACTCATGTATGCCATGGGTGTGTAACTTCATACCCACCGAAAACAGAAATGAGATATGTTACATCTATAGATGGCGGGGAATTTCAATCAGCATATTGGTGTCAGACCTGTGATGAGGTTATAGAAAAGACTTATGACTATATCGACTTACAAAATGGAATTGGGTTTGGTGATGTTAAAGATTTTGACATTCCCTTTTGGCAAGGTGTCCATTTAAAGTACCAAAATGAAACACAGTAAGCAAACTGTTTCGCCCCGACATATATTGCGACATATAAACATCATCTAAAAAAGCATTAATCAGAAATGCTGACTAATGCTGCACAAATCAAGAGGATATGTTCGCAGATGACGGTCTTAACATGAAAGTCTGTACAGGATTCTAATTCATTCAGCAAATGACCTAGTTCCCTAATAAAGTGCTGTGTAAGATCACTTACCATCGAAAGCTCCTCTAGCACAGGTGAAACACTGTGCATGTTAACAATAGCACTAATATTCGGTTTTAACAAACAACACAATGAATAGACAAAATGAAGCCAGTTGAATAAATCAATTATTGTTAAACAAAATGATAGTTGAGTAAAAAAGAGCCGGTTGGCTCTGAAGAAGAATTCTATATACCTTTTTCATTTATATGGATCGATATACTGCCACTTTTGAAATAAGTAAATTAACGAAGCGCAGATAATACAATTAATAAAAATTACAATATGGAAGTGATCATCCATTTTATAAATCCCGAAATATTCATAAAGGTTCATTATTCCAAAAGAAAAGATTGCATCGCTTATAGTGTTAATAGTGATATAAAGCCAAAAGTTCCCGAATGTAAAGTATAAAAATATAGTAGGTAAGACTATGTATATTCCATAGACGAAAGGTGTTGTATTAGTTAAAGGGAAAATTGTTTCAACAACTTCAATCAGATTATATCTTTGATATAGCTGAAATAATATTGTCAAAAGCAAGGCGCTTACTAGTCCACCAGGAATGAAGGACTTCACTCTTTTATTATCTAACAAAAGGAGAATAAACCAAGGCAAAATTAACATGGACCATAAAAAAATATGAGTTAGCATTTAGGCTATACCTCCAATAAAGGATAATAATAATCTAACCTATAACTCTTTAGCCTATTCATAAAAAAACCAGGAAGGTTATAATCCCTGAAATTGTTAGAGCACTCTTAATAAAGAAGAGAATCATTTGTCTGATAAGAAAACGTTTCTTGAAATTAGAAAAGAGCCTATTCAGGCTCTAATCTAATCGAATAGTTATCTTATGGATGAGTAAGGGGAAAAGTTTAAGTAGGTGTTTTGGAAGAACTTGTCTTCCCTTACCCATTAGTAATTTATCCATGATTAATAAAAGTATACTTCGAAAATAATTTAACAAAAGAAGAAAAGAGCTAATATAGAGGGGTTGATTAAATGAAGATGACGAGTTGTAGCGTATGCTTTGCTGTACTTCCAGTAAAAGAAACAATGGTCTTTGAACATAGACGTATTTGCCGTAAATGTCGCAGTAAGCAATAAAAAAAGCCAGGAATCCCCGGCACCCAATTATATTTTAACATAGGGGGTTCCTGTATGAAAGAAGCTGCCAGCATTAAAAGAATTGAATCGTTGTTAAAAGATTATCATTGGATGAAAAAAGAAGTGGAGCGCCTTGAAAAAGTACTATTTGGATATTCTACACCTATGAAAAGTTGGGGTGTTGCTCAATATGGGATAGAGGCAACTTTGCCAAAAGGAAGCTCTGGAAAAAGCCAAGCAGAGTTAAATAACATGGATTTACGTGAGGAGCGTTTATATAACAGACTTGAACGACTTAGAGAGAAAGTATACGTGATTGAGTTTGCTGCAGAATTATTGGAAGATGAGCGCGATAAAGTCATTTATGATTGTATCCTAGATGGCATGTCATTCCGAGAGATATCTTATCATTTGTGTATATCTAGAAATCAGGTCAAAAAAGCCAAAGAAACCATATTGAACCATTTGAGCCAAAAAAGCCACTTTGTGCATTTGTTGAAACACGAAAAATCGGCATGCTAAAATGGAAGGCAGGACAGGGGAGGCAGTTAAACAAGCTGCGTCCTCTATTTTTGTGCGTTGCTCACCTTTCGGTGATTTTATAGGAGGATTTACCCCGTTTTATGGCGAATTAAGTTATAAAAAGGGGAGGATTGCATATGGAACAGGTGAAACAAGGATTGTGGATTTGTTCTAAATGTGAGGCAGTAATCACGGATTATAATGAGTACCATGACAATGATGGCGTTTGTGATGTGTGTTATTCCATTCCTATTAAAAAACGAAGGGGGCTTTTGAAATGAGAAAAGATCCAGGTGGAGGAAGAATTAAGAAGGACCCGGGTGGTGGTGGTAGTCATCATCAAGACCCCGGAGGAGCTGGATTTAGAAGAGACCCGAAACCAGGTAGCTACCATTTGGACCCGCCTCAAGGTGGTCATCATATCGATCCAGGTGGTGGAGGTATATGATGAGCAATACTATTTTAAAAGACCCTAAGCCAGGAGGTTATCCTTCTGACCCTCCACGAGGTGGATATCACCAAGACCCAGGTGGTGGAGGATGGAAAAGGGACCCGAAACGAGGAAGTGATTGGCTAGCTTGGATTTCTAGTTTAATTGATCCAGGAGGCGGTGGATACTGATGGTACATAATATCAGTATTATTGCTTTAAATGACAAAATAATTAAATTTAAAAAATCTAATCTTAGCCAAGAGGAACATCCACATTTTCATAATCCATGGGAAATAGATTTATTAGGTGTAGATGATTTCGAATACTTTGAGCGTACTCTAGATAATTTAGAGAAACTAGATGTAAAGATTGGCACTGATGATGGTAGTAAGTTTATGGGGAGAGTATTAATTACTAACCTTGGACGAGGAACATATGGAAATGAAGTGAAATTAAAAGGTGACGGTAAATTAATTAAGGTGGAATAGAGCATCCTTTCGAGGGTGTTTTTTTATAGAAAAGTATAGTAAAACAAGAAAAAAATACTATAAAACCATTTACATTTGTAAATGACGGTGGTATGATTAAATTATAGAGAGGAGGTGGAAGTGAAAGTGGAAATGATTGAGTTTTGGGTTAAAATCTCGGCTTGGGTGGTCGGAATAATCGTTGGATTCTACTCGATAGCAGTTCACAGAGCTACCCTAAAGGAGAAAAAAGAAGCCCGAAAAAAACAAAAACGACGCTCCCGGCAAAAGAGACGTCGCAAATAAGCAAAGGGGGAAGGAATTAACCTTCCTTCTCCTTACAATCATTATACCACTTTTACAGGAAATTATGAAAAAAATCGATGCTGTACATTTATTATTCTTGATGTATTTTCTATACCATTTCGCCGATCTAAATTACGATCAATTGTCTACAGGTGATTATATTATCAGCGGACTTGCGATTGTGTGGGCAATATTGTTTGTGTATATTTTGTTTTTACGATGGAGAGTGAAAAGGGATGAATAATAAAATCATTATAAATTCGAGGGAGGAATTAGTTTCCTTCCTCAATGATGAAATAATTACAAGTACACAAGCAGCTGAGATATTACAGTGTTCTAGACAAAACATTAAGAGAATAGTGGACAATGGTAAATTGGTTCCCATAAAGGAGTTAGATAGGGATCGATTATTTTTTAAGCAAGATGTACTAAAACGAAAAGAAGAAATGGATATGAAGAAAGCATCCAAAAAATAATTGGGTGCTTTCTTTTTATTCATTTTAAGGAGGTAGGTGCTATGTAATGAACTGGGATGAAATAAGAAAAGAATTTGAGACATCAAAAGTTACATTAAAGGCGCTTGCTGATAAGCATGATATAAAGATTGGAACATTAAAGAGCAGAAAAAGCCGTGAAGGATGGTCGAGGGATCCGACTAAAAAGGATGCAACCAGAAAGAAGAAGGTTGCATCCCAATCAACAAAAGATGCAACAAGAAAAAGAAGTGGAAATCCCAATCCTCAAAACCAATTTACGAAACGGAACAAGGCAGCAGAGAAACACGGATTTTTCTCCAAGTTCCTACCTAATGAGACATTAGAAATCATGGAGCAAATGGAAGAACGTTCGCCTGCTGATTTAATCTATGACCAGATACAGATTCAATATGCAGCTATCATAAGAGCGCAAAAGATAATGTATGTAGAGGATAAAGACGAGATCATAAAAGTGCTCAAAAAGAAAAAGGATTCCGATTTTGCAGAAGAACGTGAATGGGAATATCAATTCGCTTGGGACCGTCATGCAACATTTATAAATGCCCAATCTAGAGCGATGAGTGAGTTACGATCACTTATTAAGCAATTCCTAGATATGGCTCATGAAGATGACGAGAGAAGGCTTAAACTGAAGCAGATGCAGTTAACTGTTGATAAGACTAAAGCAGAGATTGAGAAAATCTCTAACGATGGCAATAACAATGCTCCGCCGTCCATCACAGTTGTAGACAGATGGAGTGGTGACGATGAATAAGCCAACGATTGATATTCAGAAAGAGGTCAATCCTCATTTTAAAAGCGTCTGGACCACTAAGAAACCCTACAACATATTAAGAGGTGGCCGTAACTCTTTTAAATCATCTGTCATTGTTTTAATGCTTGTTTTCATGATGATGAAGCTCATAAGAAAAGGTGAGAAAGCAAATGTTGTTGTTATCCGTAAGGTTGGTACATCTTTAAGAGATAGTGTGTTCTTAAAGATTCAGTGGGCTTTACGTAAGTTTGGTTTCTCTGTTGGGAAAACAGGTGATTTTAAGGATAGTGTTGCACCTTTAAAATTGACCCATAAAAGTACAGGTTCTACGTTCTATTTTTATGGTCAGGATGACTTCCAGAAACTAAAATCAAACGATATTGGAAACATTATTGGTGTTTGGTATGAAGAAGCAGCAGAGTTTGCAAATGCTGAGGAATTTGACCAGACAAATACAACATTTATGCGGCAAAAGCATCCTTTAGTTGATATGGTTCGTTTCTTTTGGTCCTACAATCCACCACGTAATCCGTACAGCTGGATCAATGAATGGTCTGACAGTATGGTTGGTGAAGATAACTACCTTGTACATGATTCGAGTTACAAGAATGATGAGTTAGGTTTTGTTACTGAGCAGATGCTACAGGATATCGAAAGGATAAAGAATAACGACTACGATTATTATCGGTATTTGTACCTTGGTGAACCTGTAGGACTCGGAACCAATGTGTACAATATGAGTCTGTTTAAGCCGTTAGAGCAGTTGCCAGATGACGATAGGGTTATTGCTCTATTTTACTCAATGGACACTGGACATAGCGTTTCTGCAACTTCCTGTGGATGTTATGGACTAACTGCAAGGGGTAAGGTGATTAGATTAAATGGTTACTATTACAGTCCAGCTGGTCAAGTGAATAAAAAGGCTCCTAGTGATCTATCAAAGGATATATTCCAATTTATTATGGCTACATCTACTCAAGCACCCTATACAGGAGCGAGGATTAGGAATCGTACAATTGATAGTGCTGAAGGAGCTTTGCGAAATCAATATTTAAAAGATCATGGGCAACATTGGAACCCAGTTAACAAGCTTAAAAAAGTAGATATGGTAGATTACGTTCACGACCTGTTAGCGCAAGGTCGTTTTTATTATCTTGTAAATCCATTACCTACTAATCTGCCGAACTGTGACAGCAACGATATATTTATAGAAGAACATAAAAAGTATCAATGGATAGAGAAGACACAGAACACTGATAATCCGCAAGTGGTGAAGGAAGATGACCATACTTGTGATGATTTTCAGTATTTTTGTGTTTCAAATGCTAGAGACTTGCGTTTGAAGGTGTAGGAGGTGGTAGATTGAGGATTATTGATCGTGTCAAAAGTCTGTTTAAGAGGGGAGGTTATGCTTTGGCTGGGAAGAACCTGAAATCAATTAACGATCATCCTAAAATCAATATTGATCCAAAAGAATTGGCTCGTATTGAGCGTAATATGAAGCAATATGCAAATGAATATCCACAAGTGGAGTATTTCAACTCGCAGGGAGTTTTGAAAAAGCGGGATTATATGCCACTAAACATGAGGAAATTAAGCGCCGATGTACTTGCAGGATTGATTTTTAATGAGCAATGCGAAGTTACTGTTTCCGATAGAAAAGACGAGGAAACGAAGGAAAATAGCTTTAAATCAGCACATGAATTCATTAAGCATGTATTTGAACATAATAAATTTAAGAAAAATCTAGCTGATTACTTGGAACCTATGCTGGCGCTTGGTGGGTTAACAGTAAGACCTTATGTAGACACTGAAACTGGTAATATTGAATTTTCTTGGGCGTTGGCCAATGCCTTTTATCCGTTACGAAATAACAGTAATGGTATATCGGAAGGTGTGATGAAATCAGTTACTACCAAAATTGAAGGTAATAAAATTATTTATTATACATTACTTGAATTTCATGAGTGGAAGAATGGATTGTATGTAATCATAAATGAACTTTATAAGTCTGAAAGTCCAAATGAAATTGGCAAGAGAGTGCCACTTGATGAAGTTTACAATGGATTACAAGAACAAACAGAAATATCAGGGCTATCCAGGCCTTTGTTTAATTATCTCAAACCTTCTGGCTTTAATAACATAAACCCCCACAGCCCATTAGGATTAGGGATTGCAGATAATGCAGTTACTACGCTAAAAAAGATTAATGACACATATGATCAATTTTGGTGGGAAATCAAGATGGGGCAGCGAACAGTGTTTGTTAATGATGCAATGTTAAGTACATTGCCAGATGAAAGTGGTAGACCTCCTATCCAAGTATTCGACCCAGATGTCAATGTTTATAAATCCATTCATATGGGGGATGGTAAGGACCCGGTCAAAGATGTCACGAGTGATATTAGGACCGACCAATATATATCAGCTATCAATCAATCGCTCAGAACGTTAGAAATGGAATTAAAACTTTCTGTAGGGACATTTAGTTTTGATGGTCGAAGCATGAAAACAGCTACTGAGGTTGTCAGCGAAAATGATTTAACCTACCGCACTAGAAACGATCACGTTTACGAAGTGGAGCAATTTATTAAAGGGTTGATTGTATCCGTTCTTGAACTTGCCAAAGCGACTACCTGGAATGGTAAAAGCCTGTTTGATGGCGAAATCCCCACGTTTGAACATATTGGTGTGGATTTTGATGACGGAGTATTCCAGGATAGAGACGCCTTACTCACCTTCTACGGTAAAGCTAAAACGTTTGGTTTAATACCAACAGCAGAAATTATCCAGCGTGTTTTCAAAGTACCTAAAGAGACAGCTGAGCAATGGATAAAAGAAATTAATGCAGATCAATTAGGAACGGAGCCAGCAAACGTTAATCACCGCAGAGAAAGGCAGTACACAGGTGATGATGAATGATTACACCACATCAATTAGATTTGTGGTCCAGTAACATGGCTGAATTGTACAACAGTCTTGAAGGTGAAATCATTAGGTTGCTTATTAAGCATTTAAAAGACGGTTCTAGGGATATTACTGATTGGCAAGCTAAGAAACTATATGAATTAAGGTTGTTCAATAACGAGGTTGTATCTCTTCTTTCTAAGGTTACAGATGTTTCTGAGAAGGAAATTAAACGTATGTTTAAAGATGCTGGTGAGGGCATCATAAAAGACATTGATAAGAGTATGACTGCTCCGTCTAAGCCTTTGCCGAGTAATTTGGATATGATTATGCAGGCTTATTATGAGCAAGCTTGGGGAGATATTGAGAACTATGTCAATCAAACACTCATTACAACAAATTTTGGCATAGGAACTGCTCAAATTGCTTATCAAAATGTATTAAACCAAACTGCTGCAATGTTCAATACAGGAATTTATACATTTGAGGAGTCTCTCGAAAGAGCAATAACTGATTTAGCCCAAAAAGGAATCCGTACAACTCTTACAGACAGAGGAAATAACACATGGAGCCTTGAAGGTTACGTTAGAACAGTTTTGAAGTCCACACTAGGAAATACCTATAATGAATTGAGAACACAGCGTATGAGTGAATATGGCGTTTATACAGTGGTTGTTACTAGTCATGTAGGAGCAAGGAAACAATGCTCTGCCATTCAGGGGAATGTTGTTGATTTAAGGATGCCTAGTGAAATACCTAAGGATAGTGAGTATAAATCCATATACGACCCTTCTTGGGGTGCTGATTATGGAACAGCGGGCGGTCACAGGGGCGTCAATTGTAGGCATTCGCATATTCCTTTTATTCCAGGTGTAAATACCAATAATCAACCACATTATGATGCGGATTTAAACGCTGAGGTTGCTCAGGCTAGAGATACCCAACGCAGGATTGAGAGAGAAATAGTTAAGTACAAAAAGAAACTTATGGTCGCTGAGGAATTAGGCAGTGATAAAGCTGATTACTGGCGAATGATGGTCAGACGGAGACAGGCGGCCATAAGGGAGCATATTGATAAAAATAACAAGTACTTGAGTAGAAACTACAAAAGAGAAAAAGTATATACACCTTTATCCACACTGATGAAAGAGTTTAAAGAAAAAGGACATGCTAGTTATTTAAGTAAATCGGAATTGAGAAGTGCCAATGAACAATATCAAAGGTACAAATCGTTATTAGGGAGTGAAAGACTCCCAAGAAGTATAGATGGATTCATTGATCTAAAGTATAATAAAGTAGAAGAATGGGATAAAATACAAGATAATTATTATGTAAAATCAAAATTGAAGGATGGCCAGTTCGGCTCCACTATTAACCCTGAAAAACAAGCTCCACACATGCAGGCTACGAAAATTGAAGGTAAAAGTTACTTTTATGACAGTGTAGATGTTCAAAAGATATTTGATGAATATGCTGGGACTGGGGTAATTGAAAGAGATAATAATGGCAAGAGGAGAAACACAGAAAAAATGAGAATAACCGATAATATTGGAATAGCTGTAAGTTTAAACGGAGTACGACAGGCGAACTTTATAAAAATACACCATTCTAAAAATAGAACTCATATAGTACCAATATGGAAGGATGAATAATATGTTTTCAAAAATCCCTTTATTAGATTCCAAGGCAAAGGTAAAAGTTATTTTCGATGATGACAGTATCTTAATAGGTGTTGTTGACCATTGGACTTCTCCTGGAGATAGCGAAAAGGGTGTGGAAGAATTAACGATTGTTCCAACTCAAGGGAATTTAAAAGGTAACTATATCAATTTTGATGAAACAGAAGTGAAAAGTATTGAAGTAATCGATTGAAGCACTTAACCTCCGAAAAATGGTTAAGTGCTTTTTTATGCCTGGAAAGAAAGCTTTTGGAAGTACCCATTGTTACCTGACCTAAGCAAGTCATTAAAAGGCTTATTTATTATGCAATCAATCGCAGTTATGCGTTAAATAACTAATCCATCGCGGACAATACCGCGTCAACAAATGTAGGAGGAATGAAAGATGAATAGAGAGTTTTTAAAAAGTTTGGGGCTAGAGGATGAAGCGATTGAAAACATCATGAAAGAACACGGTAAATCAGTTAATTCCATCAAGGAAAAGGCTGATAAGGTAGAGAGTTTAGAATCTCAGATAGAAGATTACAAGACTCAACTAGATGAACGTGATACCCAACTAAAAGAACTAGGGGAAAAAGCAAAAGGTAACGAGGAATTAACAGCTGAGATTGACCGTTTGAAAGGTGAAAACGAAACAACAAAGACAGAGTATGAAGAAAAGCTTCAGAAGCAAGCTTTTGACCACAAACTAGAGAATACTTTGGCGGGTGAAAAGGTGAAAAACACTAAGGCATTGAGAGCGTTATTAGATATGGACACAATCAAGCTTGATGGGGATATTCTAAAAGGTCTAGATGACCAATTGAAAACCCTTAAAGAAAGTGATTCTTATTTATTTGAAACAGAGCAAAAGCCAAATTCACCAACAATAGTTGCTCCTGGAAATCCACAAGGTGGAACTGGTGGGGTAAACCCATTCAGCAAGGAAAGCTGGAATCTAACGGAGCAAGGTAAATTATACAAAGTAAATCCGGACTTATACAATGCGTTAAAAGCACAAGCCGGAAAATAAAAGGAGAATGATATAAATGACTACACGTTTACAAGATGTAATCCAACCGGAGATTTTCACTCCATACACAATTCAAAGAACTATGGAACTATCAGCATTAGTGCAAAGTGGAATTATTGCTAATGATACTGAATTCAATAACTTAGCAGGCGGGGCGAATACCCTTATTAATATGCCCTTCTGGAATGATTTAGGGAATGAAGAATCTCAAATCATGAAAGATGAAGGCGACATGTCTGTTGGGAAAATTACTTCTAGCGATGATGTGGCTCGCAAACATGCTCGTGTTAATGCTTGGGGGGCGAATGGTTTATCAGCAATGCTTTCTGGTGACGATCCAATGGATGCTATCGCTCAATTGGTTGCGGCTTATTGGGCTAGGGATATGCAGCGCACACTGCTTTCTACATTGTCAGGTGTTTTTAAGAGTCCTTCAATGTCTCAAAAAATTTATGATGTTACAGGTAAGAGCGGAGATGCTGGAACAATCAACATGAATACCTTTCTTGATGCGACTCAGCTAATGGGAGACGCAAAAGAAGCGCTAACTGGGGTTATGATGCACTCTGCTGTTGAAACGGAACTACGTAAGCAAGATTTAATTGAGTACGTTCCACAATCGCAACAAGGCAGACCGATTCCGTTCTTTAACGGAAAGCAAGTGACCGTTGATGATTCTATGTTCTACGATACAGAAACAGGACAAGCCGAAATGTACATCTTTGGTCAAGGTGCGATTGCACTTGGTAATGGATCACATCCGCGAATCATCCAAACAGAAGTTAGCAGAAATCCATTAGCTTACTCTGGTGAAGAAGCGCTTATCAACCGTAAAATTTTCATCTTGCACCCACGTGGCGTGAAGTGGAATGAAGGCGGAGTGGCTAACGTATTTCCTACGAACTCTGAAATTGACACTGCAGCACGTTGGACTCGTGTTTATGAGCCGAAATCAGTACGTATCGTAAAGTTCCGATTCAATACAGTACCGCAAACACCAGCAGGCTAAGGAGGCTAAAACATGGCTAAATACAAGGTATTGCAACCGTTCAGAGACATTAAAACAGATGAAGTTTACAAAAAAGATCAAGAAATTGAAATGACTGTCAAGCGCGCTGATGAAGCTGCGGAAAACTTAAAAAATCACAAAGGTGAGTTTTTGGAACGTATAGATAACAAAGAAGGTGATGAGGGAGACAAATAGTCTCCTTCTTTTATTAGGAGGGTGACTATATGGCTTATCTCGTTTTTGAGGAATTTAAGGAACTGAGTAATCGTGATATTGATGAGAGTAATTTCAATAAGTTACTTCCAAAAGCATCTGCCGTTATCGATAACGTTACTAGTCACTTTTACCAAAGGGTGAACATCGAAAAGGATAATATATGGCGTGTAAATAAATTTAAACAAGCGTTATGTACTCAAATTGAATACTTCCACGTTCTTGGAGCTACAACATTCGAAGAAATAAATAATGCCCCCCAGACCTTTCAAGCGGGGCGTACAAGCGTTTCTAATGCAAGTAGATATAATCCAAGTGGAGCGAACGAAAGTAAGCCCTTAATCTCGGAGGACGTTTATATATACCTAGAGGGGACGGGCTTGTTATTTAGTGGTGTGATGTCATGGTAATGCCTAAACCACCGCAAAAATTTTTAATCGATGCTTTTTATTATAAAGAGTACATTGGAGAGAATGATTGGTCTGAGCCTGAATACGCTGATCCAGTTCTCATTGAACACTGCCGTATTGACAGAGGAGCAGCTTATAGCTCAAGTGCTTCTGGTAAACAATTACTATATAATGCGGTTGTTTTTTGTTATGAGGGCATGACTACTCCAATACCTAAATTTAAAGTTCAATCAGTGCTTCATTTTGATGATACAAATCATATTGTCACGAAGGTTATTCCTATTTACGAAGCATATAGCACCACTATTTATTCTTATGAATTGGAGGTGGTCTAATATGGGGGTAACAGTTAATTTAAGTGTTGCTCGTAGTAAGTTGAGTGCCAAAGCAGTTAGAAATGGTCAAAGGACTCTAGCAAATCAAGCAGCCGCAGATATGAATCAGTTCGTTCCAATGGATGAAGGTAACTTAAGGCAAGCAATGAGTATTGCTGTAGATGGTTCTGGTATTGAGTATCATCAAAAGTACGCTGCAAGGCTTTTTTATATGTACATGCATAATTACACCACTCCTGGCACTGGTCCGAGGTGGGATATGAAAGCTAAAAACCTTTATATGAATGATTGGAACAAGGCTTTCATAAAGGGGGCTGATTGGTAATGGATTTTATTGAAAGATTGACTGATAGAATTAACCTAATCCCCAACCTTCCACTTAACTGTAAGAAAGGATATTTAGGTGTAGAAGAATCTCTTGTTATATATCCTTTGCCTGGTTCACAAGTAATTAGGAAGTTCATGGATGGTGTGAGTGATCAGCAATTAAACTATGAAATTGCTATGAAATCGAAGTCACAAAGCAAAATACATCAATCACTGTGGTTAGTACAGGATGAATTAGAGAGATTAAAAGAGTTGGTGAGTAATAATAATAGTTTTGAATTTGAGGACCTTTCAATAACGAACAAACCTTTCATCAATCAATTAGATGATCAGGGTTGGTTCGTTTTTTTATTAGATATTCAAGCAACAGTAACAGTCTTTAATACTAAGGAGGAATAAAGAATGGCAAGACAAAAAAATGCGTTAAGAGGACATTTTGTACAAGCATATCTTCCAGGTACAGAAACACCAGGAACAGAGTGGTTAGAACTTGCAAAATACATTTCTGCAATTGGTGATGATACACAAGAAGGAACGGAGGAGCAAGCATTCTATGACGGTGATGGGACACCAGAAACGGATGTTGTTTCTGTAGCTGGTGCTTACACTCCAGAAGGCTTTTATGACCCTGAAGACCCAGCTCAAGCATTGATTGCTGGATTGAAATACAAAACTGGTGATGGTCGTAAGGTTTGGCACAAAGTCGTTTCGGCAGATGGCAAGAAAGAATGGGTGGGTAGAGCAACAGTCTCAGCAATTGTAGCTGGAGCAGGCGATGCATCTGCTTATGAAACATTTAGCTGCAATATTCGTTTCGATACAATTCCAAAAGAAACAGATTTAACTACACCCTGAGGAACCTCCGGAAGACGGAGGCGATGAAGAAATACCAGAAGGATAAGAGAGGTTTAATGCCTCTCTTTTATTTCTAGAGGAGGATTTATGATGTCAAAAGATATACAAATTGATATTAAAAGAACTGGATTTCCTGTGAAAGTTGGAAAAGTGGAACTGTGGTTTGATAGTTCTTTTGAAAATCTCAGACGATATTTTAATGTTGATGAGTTAGCAAAAGACAAATTAAAGGTGGCTGAGGAAAAAGCTAAACATATCCACTTTCCAGAAGAAATTACTGTTGAGAGTCTCGATGAAAAAACAGTAGATGCCGCATTTGATGTTAATAAAGAGTTCATAGCGGCTCAATATGACATTATCTTTGGTGACGGCTCATTCCGTAAAATTTACACAGAATACCCAGATATCCTAGCGTTAGAGAAAGCCTTAGAGGTAGTGGGAGCTGCCATCGCTCATCGACTTGAGGAGCAAGAGGCATCACGATCTAAAGAAGCTAAGAAAAAACAAAATGAATATCTAAATAAAAAAGCCAAAAAAAGTAGGTGATGCAGAGTGAGGTTAAACGACCCTCTTATCACCGAGTTTTCTTTTAAAGGTGAAACTTATTCGATTGATCTATCTTTTGATAATGTGTTAGATGTTTTTGATGTTCTATATGACGAGGTTCTCAACCCTCTTGAAAAAGCAGAAACTGCATTAAACTTACTAATCGGTTGCGTTCCTGATTCTGATGTAATTGATATGTGGAATTTAATATATCAAGAGTTTATTAAAATTGAAAACGAAACGTCAATAGAATATGACCTTCAAGGCAATCCAATGCCTGTTCAACAAGAACATGAGCAACTTATTGATTTAAGTATAGATGCAGAATCCATATATGCCTCATTTCAACAAGCCTATGGAGTGAACTTGTATAAAGAGCAAGGAAAGCTTCACTGGCATGAATTTCAATCTTTACTCAACGGATTGCCAGATGAAACGATCATGAAGAGGATTATTCAAATTAGGGCATGGAAACCGAAAAATACTGATTCGCCTGATTATAAGGCTAATATGGAGAAACTTCAGAGGAAATATTCTTTAGCTCGGGAGGAGGTGGAATAATTGGCAGATGGATCAATTAGGATTGAGATTGAGGTTGATGGCAGACAGGTTACAGTTGCATCTAATGCATTAGATAGGTTGGGAGATTCAGCGATTAGGTCTGGCCGTGGAATGACAGTTGTAGAAAATAGTATGGATAGTATTAGTGATAGTAGTACTCAAGCAAGTTCTAGTGTGCGAGGTGCAGGTAGTGCTATTGAAGGATTAGGAGAAAGTGGCTCTAGGGCAAGTAGAGATTTAAGGGGAGTAGAAGGCAGTGTTGATGGCTTAGCTGATAGTAGTACTAGTGCTGCATCTAGCGTTCGCGGTGTTTCAGATAGTTTAGACGGCATGGCAAGCCAAGCTCAAGAGGCAAGTCAAGAGGTGTCAAATGTTGGAGAAGAAACAGGTAGAGCCTCATTCGGCATAAAAGAGTTAGCCACCTCTTTGGGATTAGTGGCAATTGGTACAGCGGTATTTAATGAATTAAAAAACTCAGTGGATGCGGCAATTGCACGTTTTGATACACTTAATGCATTTCCAAAAGTATTACAAGCCTTAGGAGTTTCTGCTGAGGATTCAGAGAAGGCGATGAGTAGACTTTCTGAAGGTATCGATGGATTACCAACTACACTTAATGATATCGCTGGCAGTGCACAAAGAATGTATACCTCTTTTAGTGACATGGATAAGGCTACAGAGACAGCAATTGCATTAAACAATGCATTGCTCGGTTCGGGTTCTAGTGCAGAGGAAGCAAAGCGTGGAACTGATCAATATATTAAGGCTTTACAGACCGGAACTATGAATATGGATACTTGGAACACATTATCCGAAACGATGGATGCCGGTCTAATTAAGATCGCTGAAGGTTTTAACTTCGCTGGCAAAAGTGCTAAGGATGATTTATACAACGCTTTACAAAACGGGGCTATTACATTAGATCAATTCAATGAGAAACTAATTGAAGTTGGTACTGGTACTGGTATCATGGCCAAACTTGCAAAAGAGAATAGTTTAGGAATTGCTACTTCTTTAGGGAACTTACGAAATGCCGCAGCTAAAGGAATTGCAGATATTATACTGTCTTTTGATAAATTAACTCAAAAAGTTACAGGTAAGAATATAGCTGAGAATATTGATAGTTTAAAAGCGATTGTGAATCAGTCCTTTAAATTAATCGGCTCTGCAATAGAAAGTACAACTCCCATTATTCAAGGTTTTAGCTCCGCAGTAAGTGCTGTTACTCCAGTAGTTAAAGCTTTATCTCCTGTAATTATAAGCATGGTATCAGCATATGCAGGGCTAGTGATTGTCACTAAAGTTATAGCATCTATTAAATCAATGACTGCAGTAATTACAACTGCTATTGCATCACAACAAGCTTTAACACTAGCTACACGTACTCAAATTACTGCACAAATGACATCTGCTGCAGTAACTAGAGCAGGTGCCGTTGCTACTGTAGCTCATACAGGAGCTATTACATTAAGTAGTTTAGCTATGGGTGTTTTAACAGGGAAAGTTAAACTCGCAACTGCAGCAAAAGTTGCCTTTGCTGCTGCAACAAAATTAGCTATGGGTCCAATTGGTTGGATCACACTTGCAATCGGTGCATTAGTAGGAGGAACCATCGCTTTAGTGAAATGGTTTAACAAAGCGAGTGAAGAAGAAAAAAAACTCGCAGATGAAACTAATAAATTAGCAGAAGAAACCGGGAATTTAAATGATGAAATAAACAGTAACTCCGAAGCGCATTCAAACAACATTGGTGATATAGAGGCCACCTCAAAAGCTAATGAGGATTTGGCGCAAAAGATAAAGGATTTATCTGAAAAAGAAAAGAAATCAGCGGAAGATAAGGCTCTACTTAACTCTTATATTGAACAACTGAATGGATCGATTCAGGGCTTAAGTTTATCTTATAACGAAGAAGCCGACGCTTTGAATATGTCATCTGAACAACTTAAAGGTAGAATCGAATTGTTAAGAGAAGAAGAAAAATTAACAGAGTCACAGGCTCGTTTGGTTGAAATATCGAAAGACAGGAATAAAGCTGAGGAAAAATTGGAAGAGATCAATGAGAAAAGAGCTGAATGGAATAAACTTCTAGAAGAAGGCGGAAAAAAAGGAGAAGAAGCAAAAGAAGCCATCCATAATCTCGATGAGAAAGAAGCAGGACTTACTGAAACCTTAGAGCTTTTGAAGATTCAACAACAAGAAACAGAAGAGCAAATTGTAACTTCGAACAATGCCATTACTGAAGCTGTTCAAAACGGAGTGCTTTCACAAGAAGAGGCTTACGCTCGCTTATCAGATTCAGCAAAAGCAGCAGTAGAAAATATGAAATCAACATGGGAAGACTACAAAGAACAAGCTACGAATATGTTTGATACACTCAGTGAAAAATCTGAGCTTTCAGTTAGTGAGATGACCTCCAATCTTCAAGAGAACCAACGGATAATCAGTGAATGGGCGGACAATATTGCCACATTAGCGGAACGTGGTGTTGATGAAGGATTGCTCAATACTTTAAGAGAAGCAGGTCCAGAATCAGCAGGACACGTAAATGCATTAGTTAATGCTTCTGATGAAGAGTTAAAAAATTTAAGTGAAGCCTTTCAAAAAGGTGGAGACACAGCTACTGATGCTTTGAGCAAGTCGTTAGGGATTGAAGAATCAGGTGTAATGGAAGCTGTAGGACATTTAGTAACTGGTATGGAACAATCCTTAGCTGAAGAAATACAATCAGCTGATTTTAAATCACTCGGAAAGGCAATGCCAGAAGGAACAGCAGGAGGGATTGAAGAAGGATCACCGCAAGCACAAAATGCTTCTAAAAATATGGCAAAGGATACGGCAAATGCCTTTAAGCAAGAAGCTGGAATAAATAGCCCTTCTAAAGTTTTTAAGGGTTTTGGCTCTAACATTACAGAAGGTTTAGTTCTTGGTATAAACGAAGGTAGTAATGCTGTTTTGCAATCAGTTCAAAATATGTTTAAAGGTATTCTTGAAAGCTCCGAAAAGAATTTTAGACAAATTTCTAAGGGGCATGATAATTCAGTCAAGATTATAGAAAAGTCGCTCAAAAAGCTACCACTAGTTACTCAACAAGCCATGAAAAACATGCTTGCTAGATTAAGAGCAGGGTCAAATGACCAAACCAAAACAATGAGGTTGTTAGCGAAAGATTTAGTTACTCCGTTCAATGGTACAAGAGGTCAATTTAATTCAGTAGGTAGGAATGCCATGGCTGGTTTAAATCAAGGTCTATTAGCTGGTAGAGGTGCAGTAATGTCTACAGCCAGGAGTATAGCAAATAGTGTTGCAAGCACCATGAAAAACGCTTTAAGAATCCATTCCCCTTCTCGACTAATGAGGGATGATGTAGGTCGTTGGATTCCTGAAGGGATTGCTGTAGGTATCAGGGAAAACGCTAAATCAGTTTATAAAGAACTAGATACCTTGTCTAACGGAATGATTTTAACATCAACGCCCGAACAAGCTTTAGGAACATCAAGAATGGCCCATAGTGGCATGGGGAATCAGCTTGTAGATGCTATTAGAGGATTTCAAATTCATACACAAAATGAAGGTAATCAAGGTGAAAAAAACAGTAAGCAACCAGCTGTTATTTCACTTTATGTTGGTTCTAAAGAAGTCGCAAGAGAGATAGTTGATGATATAACTAATCTACAAAACCGTTCCAACAATCGTAAACGAAGAAGACCAAGAAAAGTGAGGTGAGAATATGATTTTTAACGGTATTGAAAAAGACTATATTAGGGTAATAGCTGATTTATTTAGACCACCTTCGCCTCCTATTATGTTTGATACATTCAATATGTCGAAAAGTGGAACTAGGGTTAGAAAAAAGAAGTTAATGGATGCTAACTTACCAGTGCCCATTAGGATTTCTAGCAATCAAAGAATAGAGTCATTGAAAGAAGATATGTCCACTTGGCTTATTCATGATGAACCGAAAAAATTAATATTCAAGGATAACCCTAACAGGTATTATCTTGCCTATTACGAAGGAATGGAGTTAAGTGAACGCCCCAAATATGCCAAGGGATACATTAACTTTTATTTACCACAGGCATATAGGTTTGGACCTGAGAAAATAGTCAATGTTACCTCTCAGCCTTCTGTTCATACAATTAGTGGTCAGGTGGAAGTACCTTGGACAATTGAAGTTGTCTTTACTAAAGCGACAAATACCTTAGAAATAGAGGGCAGTAATAATTTCTATCTGCTATTAGCATATGAGTTTGTAGTTGGTGACAGGCTTACACTTAAATTGGATGGGAGAAAGGCATTATTAAATGGTGAAGATTTAAGGCATTCTTATAGAATGATTTCTAATTTTGTTCATTTGCAGCCTGGACAGTTTACGGTACAGGCAAACCATAATTGCACTCTGAAATATGATGAGAGATATTATTAATGAGGTGATGTACCTTAGCGAGAGGATGTGATATTTTGACAGAGTTATATATCTTTAGTCAAAGGGAAAAGCCATTAACTATATTATCTGAAGATACAGGGCTGGTCAGTGCGCCTTACCGAATCGAGGTAAACAGCGTACCGGACAAGCCTTTTTCATTTACAGTTGAAGCAGATCATGAGAACGCTGTATATGTGAAAGAAGAAAACAAAGTGGTCTTTAAAGATCATGAGGGTGACTGGCGTTTAATGGTTATACGTGAGATTGACGATAGCGACAGTGCTGAAGGTCCAGAGACTACCGCAACTTGTGAGCCAGTGTTTCTAGCTGAACTCACTGACCATATTGTTGTAGATAGACGATTTGTAGAAAAAACGGCAAATGTAGCTCTTGATGCGGCATTAATAGGCACACGCTGGATTGGTGAAGTTTTAGTTGAGTTAGGTTTAGCCACAACAAACTTTTATTACCTATCTAGTGTGGAAGCCATATGGAATATCCTATCTACGTGGGGCGGAGAAGCAAAAGATGTTGTGGATTTTGACGAGCGCACTAATGAAATTAAGGCGTGTAAGATTCAGTTATTACAACGACGCGGGTACGAACATGGCCAACGGTTTGAAATTAACCATAATACAACAGAGATTGGTCGAACCATTCTAAGTTATCCAAAGACAGCGTTATACGGCCGTGGTTCATCCTTGCCTATTGAAGATGATGAAGGCGATCACACAGGTGGATTTACCCGTTATATTGATTTTGCGGATGTTGAGTGGTCTATCTCAAAAGGTCATCCTGTTAATAAGCCAAAGGGGCAAATATGGGTCGGTGACCCTAAAGATATCCCCATTTTAGGTTATGAAGATGAAAACGGGAATATGAAGCATCGTTTTGGCATCTATAGCAACCAACAATATGAAGATCCAGAAGAGTTGCTATGGGCTACTTGGAATAACTTACAGATTATAAAAAAACCAGAAGTCAATTATCGACTTGCTGCTGAACTGTTTGATGAAGAAGTATTTCTTGGTGACACCTCTGTTGCTATTGACCGTCGTTTTGCGCGTCCAATCGAAATACAAGCTAGAATAATAGCTATGGAATATGACATTTTAGACATTGACGGCACCATGGTTGTTGAGATGGGACAATTTCTAGATTTAGATGATAATCGACTCGAAGAGTTAAAAGAAGAAGTTGAGAAACTACGTGACCGCCCACAACAAGTCACTGAAGGTAGTTTTCCAGACATCAAGCCCACTATTCCAATAAATGTTGAAGCGATAAGTGGATATGAATCTATTCAATTGTATTGGGATTATGATAGTTCGATTTATGTTAAGCATTATGAAGTGTATGGTTCTCAAATTAAAGATTTTATTCCTGATACCCAACATTTATTGTGGAGGGGAAATACCAGTGGCTACCTTCATAAAGCAGAAACAAATCAAATATGGTATTTCAGAGTAAGAGCAGTTAATCAACATGGAACTCCGAGTGATTGGTCAGTTCAGGTTAATGCTCCAACTCGAAGAATTATAGATGATGAAAATCTTTTTGGACCAGAAGGAGCAGAGAAGTTAAGAGAACTATCAGAAATGCACGATACTCTTGGCGATAGCGTAATTAGAAAGGATATGATTCGCCAAGATGTATATGATCAAATCCAAGCTGATTCAAAGCAATATACTGATTCTGAGATAACAGCTACTGAAGTTAGCTTGATGTCTGAGCTTGCAAATAAAGCAGGCTTTGATTATGTAGATGGAAAGATATATCTCGTAAATGAGGAATTGTTTAATAAAGTTGATAATGGAGTTTACCAGAATAAAATCCTCCAAATTGATAACAGCCTAGATGGGTTGTCTTTACGAGCGCAGAATGTGGAAGCTAATGTTGATACACTTACTAATGAAGTTGATTCAGCAGTAATTCAAATAGCCAATGTAGATATCAAAGCGAATCAGATCAGTCAAAATGTATCTTCGCTTACTCAAACCGTTAATGAACAAGGCACCGCGTTATCAAGGGCTGAAAGTTCACTCGATTTACTATCTGATGAAATAGAGCTAAAAACCCAACAGATTGATATCCTTGGTGATCGCATGACACAAAGCGAATCATCTATAAGACTATTATCTGATGATATTGAATTGAAAGTAGACCAAGATGGCATTATTGGCGCAATCAACATACAGCCAGGAACAGTCAAAATCCAAGCTAGATTACTAGATGTCGGTGATTTCACTAATCTGATTGATAACGGGACATTTGAGGATGATGTTATCAACCAAATGCCAAAAGGTTGGATAAATGATAATTCAGATATCACAACCATAAGGGTTGTAGATCAAACATCTTGGTCAGGGCACAATGGGTCTGGTAAGTGTTTAGGATTATGGGCAAGTGATATTAGAAATGTAGATGCCCAGCAAGAAAGAATAATAACAGTTCGAGAAGGTGACGAGTTATATTTCGAATTAGACTATAGATTTAATAATCTTGCTGGTTCGGGTTCGTTGTCGTATGGAGTTAGAACTTATGACCTTCAAAAACAACCCCTTGGTTGGACCACAGTCGCATACACAACAACAAAAACATACGGATGGACAAAGATGACGGGTTCTTATAAAGTGCCTGCTGGTGTTGGATACATTCGACTTCGAGTGAGTTTTACTAATAATGGAGAGACAACTAATAGGGCATGGGTAGATAATTTAGTCGTTAGAAGAAAAAATAACGCAGCATTGATTGTAGATGGCTCGATTAATGCAAACTTAATGGCAGCAAATAGTATTACCGCACAAAACGGCGCATTAGCAAATGCGTCTATTACGCGTGCCAAATTACAAGATGCCATTATCGGTACAGCACAAATTGATAATTTAGCTGTAACTGCTGCGAAAATTGCAAGCGTGAACGCTGACAAAATCACTGTGGGCGCATTACGTGGTATTGACGTATATGGAGCTAAGTTCCGTTCTTCTGATGGATTAACTAACTTAGAAATCATTGGTGGTAATGTCCGTCTTACGCAATCCAATGGGCAGTATGTAAATGTTAATCCTGACGGTTTATTTGGATATAATTCAAGTGGTTCTCAACGATTTAGAGTAGATAAATTATTGGTTACTAGTGCAGCACTTGGTACGAGTAATTCCAATGTTTATTTAGCTCCTGATGCAAACAATGAAGCGCGTGTTGTTGATGTTAATAGTATTCCATCTGATGGTGCTGCAGAAAATTATACTTATCGACCGATTAGGGCATTGGGTTATCGCTTTAAACCTGGTCTACACGGATATATAGGCGTAGATACAGACAGAGAAGTAAGAATTACATCTCTAGGACTTAGACAAGACGATGGATCGGTTATTTATCGATCACTAAGGGCAGCCGGAATTTATGCAGATCACATTAGTATAAATAACACAGCAACCGGTGCGAATTTATATGCTAGACCAGCTACTGATGGTGAACTTAGGGTTACACGGGTTGATACTACTGATGATTACAGACCTGTGCGCGCAAGTGGTTTTCTTGGTACTTATATCGACAGGTCAACTCATGCTGATGGAAGCCATATTTATGTCAGACCAGCAGGAGACCCAGGAGAGGTTAGGGTAACGGTGCGAGGTACTACGGATACTTGGAGACCATTGCGAGCAAGCGGATTCTATGGAAACCATATTAGTATTAATGGAAATACAAATGGTGTGCATCTTTATTTAAGGCCATCTTCTACTGGTCTGGTAAGAGTAACCGCAGCCGGTACTACTGATTCTTGGAGAGGTGTAGAAGCAGCCGGTTTTGATAATAGATCATTAGAAAAATACAAACAAGATATCAAACCATGGGATGAATCCGCAATAGAAATCGTAAGGAATAGCAAGGTTTATGAGTACTTTTTAAAAGATGATATTGAACAAGGCATTTACAAGAAAAAGTATGGTTTTGTCATTGGTGAAGGATACAATACTCCAAATGAAATATTATCATCAAGTGCTGAATCTGTGGACTTGTATGTACGAGGTAATGTTAATTGGAAGGCTACTCAAGAGTTAATTTCAATTACAGATTCACATCAAGATGATATCAACTGGCTAAAAATAGAGAATCAGCATTTAAGACAAAAGGTTGCAAAATTAGAAGAAAAAATAAGCGCCGCATAAATTAGGAGGTTTTAAAATGAAAGTAGAAATCGAAAACGGTAAATTAGTAGCTGCAATTAACTTTATGTATGATCTAAAACTAGCAAGAAAACACTCGCGTTTCCGTCGCCATTTTATTAACAAAATGACTGAAAGGCTAAAAACTGTGGAAGAAGATCGTAAAGAGCTTGCTAAAGAACATTCTCATAAGGACGAAAAAGGAGAAGCAATCGTAAAAGATGGTCAATTTGACATTAAAGACATGGTTGCTTTTACTAATGATTTAAAGGAATTGAACACTGAAAAACTGGTAATTGAAGGTGGTGATAATCGTGAAATGATACGAACTATCAAACATGTACTAAAGAAATTCGAAGATGTTGAATACGAAGGACAGGACTCAGATATTTACGATTATCTTTGTGAACAATTTGGTGTAGACGAAGAAGAAAAAGGAGATGAAGAATAATGTTTGATATTCAAATTACAGGTACAAATATTCGTTATGCAGATGGTGGTATTTCGGTAGTACATGTTCAATTCAGAGCTAATGATTCAGAGTCAACGGTCACATTAAATGGATATATTCCGATATCCGCAGAGGATTATCAAGGAAATGAGTCGATTCCAGCATTAAAAAATGTAGTGAGAACTAAATTAATTGAACGACTAACACCAGAAGCCGAGTAAGGCTTTTTATTTTGCATAAGGGGGAGAGATTTTGACTTTTATCGGATTGACCATACAAGAATGGGCAGCAACATTAGCTGTCGTAGGTACTCTCTTTGGGGGTATCTCTTTTATTTTTAAGACGATTATTATTAAGCCGTTAAGTGATGCCATTGCCAACCTACAAAAATCTATAGATGAGTTTCGTGAGCAAATGAAAGAAAGTGATGATGATCGCAAAGCCATCCACATGAGAATTAACAATCTAGATAAGCGAGTAGTTGGTCTTGAAGTTCTCTTGAAAGGAGGTGGTAAACATGATTAATGATGTTGTGAAACAAATAGTGGGTTTCTTCTCAGCGATTATGCTGTTTCTAGGTACATTGAACATTGAGTTTCAGTGGTTAACTGATGCGAGTATTAATGCTTTTGGTGTAGTCTTATCAGCTGGAATTTTCCTTAGTGTTAACCTGTACACAATTTATAAAAATCATTACGGCTTTACAAGGAAAGCAATAAATCAAAAGGCTTGGCTAGAAAGAGAAGATAAATTATAAGGCTGTCCATTAGGGCGGTCTTTTTTATTGTCATTAAAGGAGGTGGTTTATATGTGAATTTAGTTAATGTGTACAAAAGTTACATTTGCCATTGGAATACTTATATATTAAAGGAGAGGTTTAATTATGGTTAAAATTTATATTGATCCAGGTCATGGTGGTACTGATCCAGGTGCGGTAGGGAACGGTTTACAGGAGAAAGCATTAACTTTGCAGATTGCTACAAGGGTACGTGATTTATTAAGAAATTATAGTAATGCTGATGTTCGTATGAGTCGTACAGGAGATCAAACTGTATCACTTGCACAAAGAACTACTGATGCAAATAATTGGGGAGCTGATTTCTTTCTATCTATCCACATCAATGCTGGTGGCGGTACAGGTTATGAGGATTATGTCTATCCCGGAGTAGGTGCTCCCACAACAACATATCAAAACCGTATTCACGAAGAGATTTTGAAGGTAGTAGACTTTCGGGATCGGGGTAAAAAGCAAGCTAATTTCCATGTGCTGAGAGAAACAAGAATGCCGGCTTTGCTTACTGAGAATGGATTTATTGATACTGTGGCAGATGCGAATAAATTGAAACAATCCTCATTCTTGCAATCTATTGCTCAGGGACACGTAAACGGCTTAGTTCGTGCATTTAATCTAACACCATCTGGTGGGGCGGTTTACCATACTGTAGTTTCTGGTGATACCGTTTATGCATTATCAAGGAGATATGGTAGCACTATACAACAAATTCGTAGTTGGAATGGTTTGGATGCAAACTATACAATTCGTGTTGGACAAGTTTTAAGAGTGAAATAATACTAAAAAGCCCTTCTTAATCGAGAGGGGCTTTTACTCTTGTAAGATCATGCACTGTAGAAAGAAACTATTCCTAAAACTGCAAATATGAATAAGATACCAACTACTGTAATAATACTAATTCTTAACTTGGTCAAGGCGAATCACTCCTGCATTAAAATAGTTTATAAATTAATATTTCGTTTATCATCAAGTTTATTCCTTTAGTAAAATTACCTCATTTAAAATCTTTTCATTCCTTCAAATGACTTCTGCAAGGTTTCTTTTATTGTGCTACCTTCAACTTTTATCCCGCCATTGTCAGATGTTCCAACAATAGTTACTGGATGACTTTGAGCAAAAATATAGTATTTATCACCTTTCTCATCTGTAACAGAAACATACAAGTCCTCTGGTTTCATGACATCATTCCTTGTTTCATAAAGTAGAAAGGGGTTAATCGCTACAAGATTGGTGAATTAAGTTATGTGGTATAACCTCATCTCTTCCTAAGCCATTTTTATAAATTATATCCCAAGGACCATTTTCAACATGAGTTAAATCTACCAATGAAAAAGCGGAGTTTTCACCGTATTCTTTGATAGTTTCTTCTAATGTTTCAACAATCTTGTAATCAATAGGTGTCTTAGTGAACTTGGAAAAAACAGATAATTTGAAAGGTTTATCTTTAAGTATTAGGTAATCATTATCTTCTTGTTCAATCTCATCTCTACCATAAATTTTGTACTTTTCATATATTTCCTTAATTACCGGTCCATATTGCCAAGCATAGAATTCTTCATCAAATGGTCTGTAGTCATACTTTTTAACAAATTTACAATAGAATAGATAAATTAATTTCTGTAATTTTAAATGTGTTAATTGCATGCGAGAAGTTAATAAATTTGCAATATCGAATGCAGATATCATTAAATCATCAGAAATCATTTCTTTAAAATCTTTAAAATTTGTTATTGGAGTAACATCTGAAAAGAATTTATCATAATTTACAATAGAATCCCAAGAATGTTCACTTGTTTGTAAGTGGTGGAATCCAAAGGTTAAATGTTCAAATTCACCCTTTAATGTCTCTAATGTTTTTACACATTCAGTTATTCCGTCTATTTTCTCATCACTTTTATGTAGTGCTATTCTCTTTCCACTTTTATAATCGCTGTATAATATAATAAAATGTTCTATCATGCTAATCCTCCTTAATTAACCTTTAAAATAAATCTCAGGCCAGGATGTATAATCCTTTTTATAAATTTCATGGGAATCTAAATTAATTAATTCACTCTTAGTATCCCATACTTGCAACTCTAAAGGGAAGTGTTTGGCGTCTTTACCCATAAAATATATATGATACCCTCTGTAATCTCCATTAATTCTTTCCTTATGTAGAATACGAAAACCTTCTTTTTCTTTTAAATTATCTAAAATAGTTTTTATTTTGTTAATATTATTTCCGAAATTCTTATCGATTATTCTAAAACCTAATAAATCATTGAGGACTTTATTAATTGAAAAAGAACCGTTTTGTTCAGCTTTTTTCTTTTAAATTTTTTTAAGATAGATTCCTCATTCTTTATTCTACCAATAATATTGCAATTAAATAATTCTTTTATCAGTCCAATTATTTGTGCGTATAAATAAATAAGTTCATTTTTATACCTTGTCATATAGTCATAAAATTGTTGGTCAATAATAAAAATTTCATCATCTTTTTCAGTAATAACATTTTTAACATATGTTTTCTTTAAATTATACAGATGTATACCTGGTTGTTGAGATATCCACATATTGTTATGATTAATAAGATTTTCATTTAGTATCTTAAATATTTCTTCATATTCTTTAATACTATATGTATACTCTTTTTGAATAATTTTCGTGCTACTCATTAAAAGAAAGTTCCCCCAATATTATATTAAAATATAACTATATAACACTTCTATTATAAGGGAGGAAAGTCCTGCATTGTTGAAAAAATTTTATTTTTACTGTAATGAAGAAGTTTTCTACATAAATCAAGATGGACTATTTAAATAAAAATTAAACAATTCCTCACATTTATTCCTAATCCTTGGGTTAAAGTAATTATGTTGCTCATCATATCCTTTGGAACTCGTACATGGTAAACGACTCGTCATGTCCAATCTGGTTTACTCTCATATTTTCTTTTCTCAGCTTATCTTTAACTTCTTTCAGATCACGCTGAACTTTCTTTATTGTATTTTCCATCAAAGTAATATAAGGTTGATTGATTCTAAACGGAGACTTCTCAATGATCTTTAAATCTCTTTCAAGGATGATCATAATCATCGGTAAGTATATAGCTTGCTCAAGAACATCACGGTCAGCTTCATAAATCCTAATCATGTTTTTATCGACAATGCCCTCATAAGTTTCGTGAACCCATCAACCCAAATTGTCATTTTGATTGTAAGAGTGTAGTTTAATGATTCCATCGTTATTATCTGTATTTCCTGAAGTTCTTGCTCATCTAATTCTGGCTTTTTCACTTTTTCATATTCAGCGGTATCTGTTTAAGTAATACAATATGTTCGCTCATAAAGAACCCTTGCCATTTCATTTTTCCACGATCACGAATCATAAAATACATCTCCTTTTTTAATATTTTATACGAACTTTTGTTCTGTTTCAATTGAATACAGAACAAAAGTTCGTATAAAATAATAGTAAGGGAGGGCTAATCGATGAAAGGTTTACTTATTAGAGGAGTTAACAATAAAGAAGAATTAGAAATGATCTATCTGGATAACAAGGGAGATATCAGCCAGAGAAGAATTAAAATTTTGTCCGTTTACGAAGATTACTTTCGTGCATATTGTTTTACCAAGCGACAGCAGCGCACTTTCAAGGTAAGTAATGTATTATCGATTGGTCCAGTCAGGAAAGTAAGGAGGGGAGCTTAATCATGGGAGTGAAAATGCCGAAGAAATCAAAACCTCAGCGGCCTTCAAGGGATGAATTTGAATTAGAAGAGCTGGGAAATTCAGTAGTTGAGGCGCATAGGGAGAAAACTGAAGTCTTAATATTGTTGTGGCAAAGAGATCCTGTACAAGGGAAAATTGTTAAACTTGATGGTCAAACTCAAATGATACATATTGAAAGTAATTATAAAACGATTAGGGTGAAATTTATAGATATATTAGCAGTACAGAGCTCACCTCGATAGGTGGGCGCTTTTTAAAATTTGTATTAATTTAGGATATAATATAAGGGATAGGAGGTATGCGAGTATTTCCTTTAGTCTTTTTGGATCCTCGCTAAAAAATCCTCCTAAAAAAGAACTAGACTATTGTAAGATTTGTGTGTCTGAAGGTTTACTTAACCTACAGCATTATAAAAGGATAGTATTCCTATAAATAAAAAGATTATAATTATAACTACAATTGATAATATACCAATTAATAATTTATTCATTAACCCACTCCTAGCTTCAAGGATTCTCAATATATCAGTAAACTTTAAATTGTATTGCACTAAAAATCTATAATATTTCAAAAATTAGATACTTGTAGAATTAATGTATTGAAGTCTAGTTGGAGTCTAGTAGCGATTTTTTTTAAGTGTTCGAGTTTCGGATTTTTGACTATATCATTTTCATATAGGTTAATAGTTTTTTCGCTAACACCAACTAAATTAGCCAGTTCTAATTGTGTGTAACCAGAATATTCTCTGGCGTATTTTATTCTTTCACCCCAATGTAATTGTTCTTCTTGATCTAATGATTTTGGATCTGGATAAAATGTTTCTGCTTTCAACTCTAAGTATTCAACGATTTTGTGAAGATGTTTAAAATTAGGTTTTGATATTTTATTAGTCTCATACTTAGAAATAGTGTTTTGACATACACCAACATATTTCGCGAGTTGAGATTGAGTAATATTTTTTTTAAGTCTAGCTTTTTTTATCTTATTTCCCCAAGTCTGTTCCAA